GTGGTCTATGAGGACAGCATTGATGAGTGCGCCAAGATACTTGTGCCTGACCCTAACTGGATGGCGGCAGCACTACAAGGTGGTATCTTACCGCCTGTCTGGGTGTACCACGAACTGGCAAAGGATGAAGCTCAGCCAGACTTCAAGAAGCATACTCGTGGCTACCTGTTGCATGAGACTGAGCCAGTGGATGCTATGACTGAAGAAGAAGCTATTGAGTATTTAATTATGAAAGATTGTCCTCAGTCTGTATGGCAGACTTGGGATGAGGGCAACCGCCCAAAGATGGTTATCTGCAAGAAAGAGCAGTTACCATCGACAAGAGAATGGAGAAACGCATGGCGTATCTCTGATGACCTAACTGTAGCGGCATAGGAGAAAACAATGGCAGTTACAACTTACATCGTAGATAAGGACGGTAATCAGATTGATGCCTCAACTGCTACCGTTCCAACAAACAGAGACTTTCGTGGTGCTTGGTCACTATCAGGTTCTGTAATCTCTGAGGACATGGACAAAGCAAAAGAAATCTTTAAGGACAAAATTCGTGAAGTTCGTGCGCCTCTACTAGAAGCTAAAGATGTAGAGCTAATGAAAGCATTGGAAACAAGTGCTGACACTTCAGCTATTGCTACTGCTAAAGATGCGCTACGTGATGCACCAGCAACTTCAGCTATTGCTAACGCTACAACTATAACTGAACTGAAAGCTTCTTGGGATACTGCCACATTAGGTGACAATCCTTACGCATAAGGAAGGATTACACTAATGGCTTTATCTAAATTACAGGCTGAGAGCCTAAACCTTGCAGATACATATACTTTCACTGGCACTGTAAGCGGTGCTGGTGGTGGTGTAGATACAAGCACTGCTGTTGCCAAAGGCTCTGCTAGCATTAACGTGCTTAGTGGGTTGAACAAAGCATGGTGGCATTTAGACAGCAACAACGGTGTTATTGATGATAGCTATAATGTTAGTTCATTTACAGATTCTACAGGCTATTCTCAAGTTACATTAACAAACACAATGGCTAATAACAAATGGACTTGTGTTTTAACGAGTGATGAAGTTGAAGCTGTAATGTCTATCTTTGGTGGTTTTGAAACAACTACAGAGTGCTATTATCGCTCGTATTACCCAAGGGTAACATCTTTTGCTGAACCAGATGATGTGTCTGGTATCCTAACAGGAGACCTTGCATAATGCCATATATAGGAAAAAGTCCAGTAGGCGGTGGCTTCCATAAGCTAGACGCTCTTACTGCTTCTGCTACAGCTACCTACGCTTTGACGCTGGGTTCTGCGGCATACTTTCCAGAGACAGCTAACCAGCTACTTGTATCTCTGAACGGCGTTATCCAAGCACCGCAGGATAGCTTTACAGTGTCAGGGTCTAACCTAGTGTTTGACACGGCTCTGACATCTTCAGACAGCATCGACTTTGTTGTTGCGCTGGGTGATGTGCTGGGTGTTGGTTCAGTGAGTGATGGGGCTATTACGGCTAACAAGATAGGTAGCGGTGCTGTTACAAAAGCCAAGATGGGTACGACTGAGTTGGACTTAGCTACCATTAAGGACAGCACTGGCACTAACACTGCAATTACTATTGATAGCAGTGGCAATGTTACTCCTGATCAAAAGCTTTTGTATGGCACTAACCAACCTATGTTTTCTGTTAGAGGTCAAAACGGAAACGCGGCTATTTCTGGGCTTTCCTTAAGTAATATTTCTGATGAAAGCAACACAACATACATTACTGGATTTAGTCAAATAGATGTTAATAGAGGAAACCTATACAGTAACGGAAGATTAGTTGCGCCTGTTAATGGAATATATGAAATCTCTGCTCGGAGTGGGCATGGCAGTGGCTCAACTAATTATCGTGCTTTAGTTGTTATTAAGCTAGATTCTAATGGGACTACTGGTGAAGAAATTTATAGGGTTTGGACATCTAATGATTATGCCTATTATACATTGGCTTATTCTGGGTTTTTAGAATTAACTGCTGGCGAACAAGTAGCAGTAGGTTGGAATACTGTTTATATGCCGCATACCACCAGTGACCATGAAGGCGCAACTGTGTTTTCAGCAAAATTAATAGGATAGGAGACTGACATGGCACTCATCAAACTAAACGACCAGTCTCTGTCTGCTGTGACATCGGCTGGCTTGCCTAGCGGTACTGTGTTGCAGGTAAAATTTGGTAAAACATCAGACGCATTTAGCCACACAGTAACAACAGCTAACCAATACGCAGATGTAACTGGATTGAGTTTAACAATTACGCCTTTATCTACTAATAGTACTATCTTGCTTCAATATCATTTAGACCAAGTTGCTAATAGCAGTATGAATGGCGGATATAATTTTAATAGTAGAATACTTAGAACTGTAAGCAGTACAGACACTGCTTTAGAAGGTACTGAAGGTAGTCGTACTGGTGGACTATCTGGAGGTTGGAAAAATCATGGTATAGCAAACTGGACATCAACAACCCTTGGAAGTTCTTACTTAGACGAACCTTCAACTACTTCTCAAATAACCTATAAAGTACAAGTAACATCTACTTATACAAGTGTCGGTAACACTATAAATGTTAATAGGATACATAATGCAGACGCAGATAGTAATGGCTATATGAGAGGTGTTTCATATATATCAGCTATGGAGATTGCAGGGTGAACCAGAACGATATAATGCTTGCTGGTGGCGGTTTGACTGCACCTCTTTGGTTGGGTGCATTGAATGAATGGCTGGGCCTTGTTGCTGTTACCTTGACTATTGCTATGCTTGTAAGAAATTTATGGAAATCGAGGAGAAAGTAAATGGCTAAGAAAAAAACATTTGGTGATTATTTTAAAAGTTTTTACAAGTCTGTTTCTGAAACAGGCGCATCAAGTTTTTGGCAAAGCAAAAAAAAACAGAAGTCATATTTTCCTAGCGCACAGCCATTAATTAGAAGGGGCAGTAATGGTTGACCCAGCTACCATTGCTTTGGCTGTAGGTGCGTTTAACGCAGTAAAAAAGGGATAGCCCTCGGCAAAGATGTCGAGGGTATGTATAAAGATGTATCGCGCTGGATGGGTGCAGTACATGAAATAGAAAAAAGCCACAGCAAACAAAAGCAAAGGTTTTTTAACAAGTCAGTACAAGAAGAAGCATTGCAATCTTGGTCTGCTATGAAGCAGATAAAAAAACAGAGAGAAGAACTTAGGTTGTATATGTTGTCTCAAAACCCACAGGCTTGGAGTGAGTTTGTGCAGATTGAAGGCCAGATACGCAAAGACAGATTAAGAGCGGAGCAAAGACGCAAAGCTAGAATTAAGAAGAACATAGAGATAATAGTAATAACAACGCTAATGATATGTATTGGTGCTGGCTTGTGGTTTTTGGTTTGGTTTGCGATGAAAGCTAAGGGGTTGCTATGATTGACAGGATATTAGACTACTCACGCAAAGCGGCACTGTTACCTAGAGGCATGATGCTAGTTATGACCATGATGAGTTGGCGTTGTGCTGAATGGTTTATGCACTTGGAAGTACCTACTGCGTCACAGTCAGCTTTTGTTAGCGTGGTCATGGGTGCTATGACAGGTGCGTTTGGTATTTGGATGGGGCATGAGAACAAAAAATGATACAATTACTAGGCGTTGTAGGTAATCTTGCTCAGACATTTCTTGAAGGCAAGGTAGAAAAAGAGAAAGCCAAGTCTGAGATACTTAAGACTGCGGCACAGCATGATAGCAAGTGGGAACTAATCATGGCTGAGTCTACAAAGTCTAGTTGGAAAGATGAGATAATAACTATTGTTGTCCTTGCTCCATGTGTCATGGCATGGATAGACCCTGACCTTGCCAAGCGCGGCTTTGATGTTATTGCTGAGTTGCCTGATTGGTATCAGAATATACTGTATGTTACTATTCTTGCTGGCCTTGGTCTTAAAGGCTTGGACAGATTTAGGAAGAAGTAATGAAACTATCTCCTCATTTTAATTTAGAAGAGTTGTCTAAGAGTCAGACAGCTACACGCAAGGGCATACCTAACACGCCCACAGAAGCTCACACAGAGGCTTTACGCGCTTTGTGTATGAATGTACTAGAACCAGTTAGAACTCAATACAACATACCTTACAGCCCCAGCAGTGGGTATCGTAGTCCAGAGCTGTGTGTTGCGATAGGTAGCACAGTTAATTCACAACACGCAAAGGGTGAAGCGGCAGATTTTGAAGTGCCAAGCATTTCTAATTTAGAAGTTGCTGGTTGGATAGCTGGCAATCTAGAATTTGACCAGCTAATCCTTGAGCATTATGAGGGCGGCAACACTGGCTGGATTCATTGCAGTTACAAAGCAGAAGGCAATCGTAAAGAAGTCCTTACCTATGACCGCAAGAATAAATATCAAAAAGGTTTGATTGTATCTAACACTTCTGGTTACTTGGATTATTAGACTTTCTGCGTTGCATTGCTGTCTTTAATGTAGGTGTGTATATCACGCCCGTGTTTCTTCTTTGTTCTGTTCTGTATTTGTTAAAGTTAAATAGCTTGTCTCTGTTTTTCTTTAGATACAAATCAAATTCTTCTACTGTCATGTTGTTTACATTGACCGCCATACCATCCATCCTTTCTTTGTTTTACGGCTGATAGGTTTGAATCCGTGCCAGTATATTGCTCGCCTACAGTTGTCAGCTTCTTCTTGTGTTTCAAATATTAGGCAGGTTTCGGGTGACATAGATGGGATGAAGTCCCACTTGCCTCTTACTTTTTCTGGTTGCGCTTGTGTTGTTACTACCATTTTAATTCCTTTCTAAATGCAAGCACCCCAACCTCTGGAGGAGAAGCTGGGGTGCGGTAGCAAAGGGAGGTTGGAGAACAGACCTTTGCTAATTAAAAAGGTATAACGTCATCAATTTCATTGACAACTTCACCAGTAACAGCAGGTGCTTGTTCTGTTTTAGCCTGTGCTTCACTAGCTTGTAAAGACATATATGGCTTTCCATCTTTCTGTTCTCGCCAACCAGCTAGTCGTAGGTTGCCCTCGATTAAGTCCATTGGCCCTGTATAATCAGGTGCTTTCTCATTCTGTTTGTCTGATTCCTCAAACATTGCACCCATCTTTTGATATATTTCTAGACGCTTGTTGCCGTTTTTGGATATCATCTGCATTACAACTACAGGATATTCTTTGCCGTTTAGGTTTAGCTTACCTTGCAAGATAAACTTCTGGTCTTCGAAGGGCTGGAATACAGCCCCTCTGTTTGTGTTATCATAGTCAGACATTACCATGCTCCTTCATCTGATGTTGTCTTTTTGTGTCCAGACACCTTTGGTGTAGGTGCGCTAGCTGAGTTGCCATCGTCATCTTCAGATGGCAGACCAAACGCGGCTTGCAGTCCATAGCGTTTGGCGTATGTAATACCTGACCCCATTTTCTGTGGATCCGTATTGTCTTTGGTTAGTACAGGTGTGCGTCCTGTGACAGACTCGCCTGACTCGTGCATTACTGTTGTAGTTACAAAGATGTAGCTTTCATCAAAGTCAATCATCTGTGTAAAGGTAAGGC